CGATGAGGAAGCCGCGCTATTCTCGACTGCCACGCACTACGCAGTCGCATCCGCCGACGAGCCGCTCGTCCTCGCACGAATTCCGAAGCGTCTGAAAGTGATCACTTTTGGCAAATCACCCGATGCGACTGTGCGCCTTCGCAGCAGGATCGTAGGCGATCGCTCGCGGATCCAAATCGAAATCGCCCGCGCACTCGTTTCCGCCGGCGTCGATCCGTTCATCGAAACCGAAATCGGACTCTTCGGCGAAACTGCCGCTCTCAATTGCACTGCCGCGATCGCGGGTCTCGCCGCGATGCGCCCGGCGCCTTTCGAGGCTTCCGATCTTGCCGCAATTGCCGACGCGCTCGCGGGCGCAAAACCCGTCGCCGGTCGTTTCACGACTAGCTCGCTTCGCGGCATCCTGGTAATCGACGACACCTACAACTCCAACCCCCGCTCGATTCGCGCTGCGCTAGAAGCCGCGCGCGAGATCTCCGTCGGCCTCGGCGCACGTCTCGTGATTGCGATGGGCGATATGCTCGAGTTGGGCGCGATGAGCGCGGCTGCACACATCGACGCCGTCCGCGACATCATCAGCGAGCGGCCCGCCGCATTTGTCGCCGTCGGACCCGAGATGCGAGCCGCTCTGGGAGCCGTCGCGGGCTCGACCCTTCCGCCAAACGTCCTCGTCGCGCCCGACTCCGATGCTGCCTCGCAACTCGTCGTCGCATTGGTCCGCACCGGCGACGTATTGCTGGTAAAAGGCTCTCGCGGAATCGCGATGGAACGGATTATCGCCGCCCTCGCCTGACCCGCATTCAAAAACCGATCGACATCCAGTAGAAGCCGTCGTTCGGAGATTGCGTGGCGTCTGATCCGCCGATGAACGCCGATCGAAATATGCCCGCCGAGGTGGTGAAACTGACTACGTCGAGCACCAACTTTGCGATGCGTGCTCTCCCCCGCGAGTTCGCGAGCGTCGCCGTCGCCCACAGGCAGGCATTCGGAAATGCCGCCGGCCATGTCACCGGGTAACTGACGTCATCGTCCAGACCGCCGCCCGGAAACATCGCGCCCCATTCCACCATCGCGACGATCGATCCGCGATTCACATCGGCGATCGGAATTTTCAGATATCCGTTGCCCGCAATCGATCCCGCGAACGCTCCCATGAACGCCTGCAGGACGCCGATATTCCCGATATTCACATCTTGCCGCTGCTTCAGAAACGCGGTGCGATTCGCTAACTGCTGATGCGGTTGATTGGAGATGCCGGTGCCGCTGAAGCTCGCGCCGCTCGCCGCGCCTTCGACCGGATCGGTCGCCTGGATCTGGTAAACCTCATTTGCCGTAAACTCTGCTGCATCGATTAGTGTAGCCATTGACTACCTCAGAAGGTTAGCGTCCACGTCCCGCTGATACTCATTCCGGTTCCGAACACTATTGGCGCGATCGTCTTCCGCGCGAGCATCGGTGTCGGCGCAGTCGTGCCCGGCAAACCCGCGCTCGCATGGTTCGCGAACAGCGCTAGCTCCTGGATGGTTATTCCCAGCGCTCCCGTGTCTGCGCCGGTCAACGACCAGTTGAACGTCACGCTGCCGTTGCCGTCTTCGCTGTGGCTGTCGAGAGCTTTGTAGTATCCCGGAGCCGTCAAAGCCGTGTCGGTCACGCTGGGAGCGGTCGCGCCCGATCCGAAGCCTACCGCCGCGGCAAATTCCCCGGTCGTGTCGCCGCCGAGCAGCGCTGCCAGCGCCGGCCGGCCCGCGTTTACGAAAAGATTGCGCCCCTCGTATGACCACGCGACGCGGCCTCGCTTCAGCAGCCGGATCCGCACAATTCCAACCGGACTTTTCATCTTAACCTCCGTGCAAGACGGCCGCGCCGTTCACGACCAGCGCTGAATCCGCCACTTTGGGCTCGTTGACGCCGTACGTGATCCCGCTATGCCGATAGTGACGATCGTAGATAGGCGCCGCCGGACCGTACCCATCGACTATCGGCGCGGACCCAATAGCTATAGCCAGTCCGGCGTCACTGGGTATATGCACTCCGTCGATTTCGTATTGTACTATTCCTCCGAGCGTGAATTTGTCCGCCGGAGTCGGCGCCGCATCCGACGCCGGCGGCGTCACAAACCATATCGAATCCAGCCATGCGCGCGCCGGCTTGAAAAAATTTACCGCCGCGGCCGTCGTCGATGCCGCCCCGCTCGGTACGCGCTGCCCCTCAATCAGATCGATCATCACCCGAAACACCGCCCACCCCTGGCTTGAAGGATAGGCTGCTCCGCCCCAGCTCGATTGTCCTTCGAGCAGATTCACTTGCCTCCACCCGAGCGACGCCAACGCCTGCTTCACGGCGAACGGAGTTCCGCGAAACCGATGCAGCGGCACGGCGCTCTTCAGCATCTCGCGCTGCGCCGCCTCGGTAAGAATGTCGCCCGGAATCGCTCCGCCGCTTTCGATCAGGTCGTCGATGTCGACCAGCAGATCGATATCGGTAAGCGCATCGACTCCAATCGATACAGGGGCAACCAACTGCCAGAGCGGCGACAGGATGTCGAACTGCCACGCGAGAAACGGCAGCGCGCCCTTCGGCACCGAGTCGATCCGGTAAACCAGGATCGGCGTCAGGTCGAGCGCGGCAAGCCGCGCGATCAATTCCAGCAACGCCTGGGTGCGCGTATCGTTTATCGATGGTGCCGCGGAAAGCTCGGGCATCAGCTGTGCTCCGACGCGAACGCCGCGGTCAGAGTGATCGCCGTGCAGTTCGCCCATTGCCCAACGCTAAGCGTCATCAGCGACGCCGGCGCCGTGAGCGTCACCTCGTACACGCCGGCCACCGAGAGCGCCGCGACGATTTGGCTCGGTACGATGTCGCGCTGTATCTTTGCCGCCAGCTCAAGAGCAAGCTCCTCCGCCGCCTCATTCGCCGCCGCGATCGTCGCGGTCGGATCCGCGTCGGAGTAAAGCGTCACCGTCGCGACTATCTGGTAATCGACTTCGGTCACCGCCAGCGCGTTCACCGTGTCGGTGAGCGGCCGCACGCTCTCGGCGTTCAGCGCCGCGGCAACTTTCGCGCGCAGCAATGAGCTCGCGATCCCGGCACTGTTCGGCGCCGCCGCCGGCTGCACCGTGACCGGCCCGGTCAGGACGTAAACGTTCACCACTCCCGGCGCCGGGCTGACGATCTGTGCGTCGACGATCGTGGGATCCGCGCTGATCGCGAAAAACCTGTACGCGCCAACCGGACCCGCGACGCTGAATTGATTGGGTGCCGCCTGGATCCGGCTCCGCAGATGGTCGTCGGTTTCGGGAGCCGATCCGCCCGCGGTCGTCGTGGTGTTGCTGACGCTCGCGACTAGCGCGCTCGGATTCAGTTGCACGTTCACCTGCCCGGGCAAGTAACCATTCGCGGCAGCACCTGGAGCGGTCGCCGTCGCCGCAACGCTCCCCGTGGTCGCTCCCGCCGCGATCGTGAGTATCGTGCCGGTCGCAAATGCAAACAGCCCGTCGCTGGTGCCGACCGTGGTTCCCGCCGCGATCGTGAAAGGCACTGTGAGCGTCGAAGTCAGCGTAAATTGAATCATGGTCATCGCCGGTTGTGACGCGAGCCGGCTGACACCGAGCAGCTGGCCGAGATAGTCGAGCATCGGAAACGACGCGAACGCCAGCAGGTTCTGCTCGCCCGCAAACTGAATCGCGTTTCGCACCAGCGACTCGCGGTACGCGTAGAGATTGATCAGCAGCCGCTCGACTTGCGCAGGCTGAAGCCGGCGCCCCGATGCCGTCTCGAACTCGGCGATCATATCGGCAAGGATTTTGTTCGGATCCAGCCCGTCCGCGTCGTTCACGAATATCGGCGGTGGCAGCGTTGGAATTCCTGCGCCCATCAACTCATCCTTTTCATCGCCATCGGCGCGCGGCCTAAACCGCCGCTCCCGGGATTGTCACGGTCGTGGTCTGCGTCGGCGATGGTGCGCCGCCCAGCGCGAGTTGCCACGTGAGCGTCACGTCAAGATGCGCTCCCGACTGCGTGCTCCCATCGTTCACCGGCTGCGCGGTCACCGAAATCAAATTCACCCGCGGCTCCCATTTGGTGATTGCCGATGTCAGCTCGCGCACGATCGCGGGCAGCGCCAGGTCGATCGGAAAATCGATGTATCGCCAAATGTCGGCGCCGAACGTCGGCCGTAGTGGATCGCTCCCGCGCGGCGTCGTCACGATTATTCCGAGACACTGCTCGACGTCGGCAATCCCCTGCACCACGCCGCCAATCGTGCCCAGCTCCAGCGACCAGTCCGCCGACGTGATGTCCGCGAGCCTTATTGCTCCTGTCGGCATCGCTTACCCCGCCAACACGTCGGCACTCGCCGTTACGATCGTTCCCGTCAGCGTGCCGCCCTCGTCGTCTTGTACTCGCACCGTGTCGCCCAACCGCGCGACTCCCGCAAGTTGCCCGGTTCCGAGCTGCAGGTGTCCGGCCGCCTTGATGATCACGTTACCGCTCGCGTCGATTTGCACCTGCGCGCCGCTTGCCGTCAGATTAAATGTCGCGCCAGCCGGCAGGTTCATCGTCAGTGCGTGCGCGCCGCCGTCATACTTAATTTCGCCGTGATCCTGAAATTTCAGATCGAGCACGTGGGCGGCGCGGTCGTACTCCACGCTCGCGCCATCCTTGAACCCGAGGTGAAATTTGTCGGCGCTATTCACCGGTGGCACGTCCGCGTTCGAATAGATCGCACCCAGCACCGCGCCCGCTTCATCGCGCAGGTCCATCAGGCAAACGACCTGCTCTCCGACATCCGGAATCCAGTAGGCCTTGTCGTTCTGCGTCTTCGCGAAAATCACCGGCAGCCACCAACTGACTACTTCGTCGTAATCCGGGAACACCACCCGGACCTTGGCGTGCGCGGCATCCTGCTGCTGAACGATCCCGACTCGAAAAGCCGGGTTCTGTTTGGCAAATCGCTCGCGATACTCAACTAATTCATTCATACATCCATTACTCAATTCGCCGCGCCTCGATCGAAGTCGTATAGCCAGTCGCCCGCGTCACTTGATGCCGCGCTGTCTCGATCAGGTATGCTCCGTCCAGTGCACCCCACCCCGCGATCAGCACCTGGTTTCCCGCCACCAGCGCCGGGTTCCCCGGGCCCTCGATCGATGCGTCCACGAACACCATGTTGTGCAGATCGAGCGCCGCCTGGGCCTTCATGAGAGCTTGCTGCGCGTTCTCTGAACGCGTGACAATCTTGAGCGTATCTGTGGTCGGCGCCGGGGAAATCGCTGTGACCATCTGTGCGATCAATTGCTTTGTGTCCGGATCGAAGTAGGAGACTTCGGCGCCGCTGTAGATTCGCCGTGTCCGGTTGCGAAACGAAAAACGCATTGTGTCCGGACGTGTGATCGTCATCAGGGGAATTGCCGCGTCCAGCGCCGCTCGCGGGTAGAAGACCATCTGCGCGCCGCGAATCGTGAAGTCGAAGTCGTGCTCGATTGCAAGACGCTTCAGAAATCCAAGGTCCGTCTCGCGACGCTGCGTCACCCGCCCAAACACGGTATCGCTCTCGCTCGCCGTGGGAGCCGTGACCAGGGTCAGTCCGTACTTCGACGCAATCCCGCCGGCGATCTCAACCAGGCTTTGATTTTCGTAGGCGATCGTATTTGCGGTGCGCATCGCGGCTGTGATGTACGCGGCGAGACATCTGAGTCTCATCACGTCTGGTGGACCGTCGAGCTCAATCTCATCCACCTGGAAGCTTCCGCAATCCAGTAACGCTTCTCCCAGGTAGCCGATCTGGAGACTGAGTATGTTTCCCAACCCCGGGTACCATGGTCCCTGCCATCGCTTCGCGTGATCCTCGAGCTCCAGCTCAACCTCGCCCGAAGCTTCGCCGAGGCGATCGATATAGCTAATCGCAAGCACCATGTGTGACACATCAGCCGTGATATCGATGCCCTCATAGGTAAGCAGCCACTGCGGCGTACGAACGGAATGTGAAATCGCTGCTACCACTTATGCCTTCACCGGCTGCGCCATTTTCCACGGCGGCAAATCGACGCTCAGCGTCATGCTCTTCTGAACGATAGGCACTGCAATACGTATTCCCGCGTCGAACACCGGCTCGATAGCCACACCGGGATTAGCCACTATGATCCGGTTATAGTCAGTCGGATCGCCATAGAATCGCCACGCGAGCAGATCCCAACGCTCCCCCGCCCTGGTTATGTGAAGTATGAATTGCGCGCCCTGTGTCATCCCGCAGCGCTCCTTACGATCACTGAGATCAGTACATCGTTCGCCTCGAGATTGGGTCCGGTTGCGCCCGTCGCTGGAAAAACCCTGAGTAATGCCGACACACCGGGGATCGATCCCGCCGCGCCGCCGTTGGAGCTGCCGCCTAGAGCCGGGATGATCGCGAGCGGCACAAAGTCCGGGAGTACCGGCGCGCCCGCGAGCAACTCCGACTCCACCGCCCACTCCTTCAGCGCCAGCGCAGCCGTAATCGCTATCGGAGCGCCGTGTGCCGATAGTTGCTGCGATCTCATCGCGATCGATTCGATCACGAAGAACCCGCGGAAACCGCCGTTGCCAAACACCAGCGGCAACGCGAGATGCGCCGCAGCCGTCGAGCGCAGCAGCGCCAGCTTCGCGGCCGGGTTCGTGAACGACGAATGCAGCCTCAGTTCGAATTTCAGCCGCTCGAGATCGTTGCCGACCCACTGCAGCCGCGGCTTGCTCTCGACCACCCGAAGCTCGGCGAAATCGTATGATCGGCTCGACTCGAAGCCTTCCGGCGAGCCAAGCACTTCGAACGGAATTTCACCCAGGGTTGCGAACAATTGCTGACTCCATGCTAGAACTGCGCGCGCTCGCGCCGGATCGATTCACGTTTGAATTGATCGAACAATTCCTCGCGATGCGCTCTCAGCGCGCTGATTACTTGACGCTCAACGTCTCCCGGCGCTTCGCCCGGATTGATAACGACCGTGGGCGTCGAGTTGATCGTGATCGCCCCCGGCGTACTCCTCGACTCCTGCCCATAGACACCGCGCGTCGACTCTGCGAATTCCGGCCGCGAAAAGCTCGCCGGCGCCATCATGGAGCTTCTCAGCCCGCCCCATCCGTGCACTCTCGATGCCGACTTATACTTTGCGGCCCACGCGAAATTGCTTGGCTCGAAGCGCGAACTCGGCTCGCGTGGCAATTCTCCGCTTACGGTCGAGAGTCGGCCCACGATACCGAGCGCACGTTTTGCTCGCCCCGCAGGATCGCCCGACGACAGCTTGCTTCTCTGCCCGGTGATCGTCGCGCGTCCGCCGTCTCTCATCCGCGTCAGCGTTTCGATTCCCGATAGCGCCTGCTGAATCATCCGGAAACTTCTGCCTCGAGAATCGATCTCGGACTCGATCGACGGCGATCGATTCCCACCGTCCAAGCTTTCGCGGGGCAAGTCCGGATTCACACGACGCTTCTGATCGGCCGATCTGCCGACGCGCACCATCCTATCGAGCGCTTTCACGTTCGCCGCAAATTTGTGAATCGCCAAGATCGCATCCGCGCTTTGCACAGCGTCTCCGCTTCCCGCACGAGGCAAGCTCTCTCCCGGATGGGTCTGAGAGTTGACGCGGGTCGGGCGTGCTAATTCTTGTTCCGCGGTTCGGCTGATTCGCGGAACCAGGGCGCGTGGCGCGACCGAGATTTGTTGGCGCGTGATCTTTGCGAGCCGATCGGTTGCGCGGGCGGCTTCGAGGCTTGCGCGGACGAAGCCGGCGACGCGGCTGATGCCGCTGAATCGCGAAATTTCGGTTTTGGATCGTTTCGTCATAATTCCGCCGGCAGTTGCCATCTTGGGATCGTGTCGCGACTACTGGCGTGCTGCCGCATTGCGATCGA